CACACCTATTCAGAACAAGGAAGTGTTTAACTTTCTTGATGCGTTAGTTGACAGTGGTTCATCATATGAAACTGCTGGTTCAATTGATGGTGGTAAAAAAATATTCATCACCATGCGTATGCCTAACGGTATCCTTGTAGGTGGTAAAGATAAATCAGATATGTATATCTTTGCAACCACATCACATGATGGTTCTTTTAGTTTGTCTGTTGCATTGACAGCAGTACGTGTTGTGTGTCAAAACACTTGGCGTATGGCACGTCGTGCATCACAGTACAAGCACACCATCAGACATACTGCTAACAGTAATAAATCTATTGCTGAAGCACGTGATGTTATGCAACTGTCATTTGAGTATGGTGGTTTCTTACAAGAACAAGCAGATAAATTAATCAACACTCCTGTGCATCCACATGATGTTGATACATTCTTATCTCATTTGTTTCCTGTGCCAGCAGATATTGCTGCTGCTATGGGTAAACGACCATTGGAAAAGAATGAGGAAAAGGTTATCACAATGTTGTGGAACAAGAGAGATACGATTAAAGAGTTGTATCTTAATTCTCCAGGTCAACAAATGCTAGACAAGAATGCTTGGCGTTTGTTTAACTCTGTCACTGAGTATGCAGATTATTACACGAATGTACGTGGTAGTACATCTAACAGCATTAAGATTGGTAAAGACAATCGTCGTGCTGAGCGTGTGATAATGGCAGAGAGTGAAGTGTTAAAGGACCGTGCATTGGACTTGCTTCTGCAATGACAGAGGTATGGTGCTTTGCATGTTATGGAGCAGGTTATATACAAGTGAGTAATGTCAACATCGTGTGCCCTACCTGTAAAGGGAAGGGCACACTCAACAAAGGAGAACAACAAATGTCAGAAGAAGAAGTAGTAAGAGCAACGGTCACGTTTGATGGACCGTTAAATGATTTACAACAAAAGATAAATGAGTATGAAGCAACAATAAAAGAACAAGCAGAACGGTTAGATAAAAGACTAGGTGATATCAGTAAGTTACAAGTAGCAGTTCATAACTTTTTCAAAGACCAGTTCGATGGTGGAGATGAAGAGATAACTGTTCATCGTGATGAAGCCAACGAGTTGCTTGGTGAAATAGGTGCTGACCTGTTGCAACAAGAGTTCGAGGGTCACGTAACTATTACTTATTCATTCACTGTTAAAGCAGAATCAGTAGAAGATGCAGAAGAGAAAGTCAAGAACGCTGTTGGCAGTCTTGAATATTCTATCGATGCTGATGCTGATGATGAGTACTCAGAAGAAAGTATTGAGGTTGAGTTCTAGTCTACCCAGACTGAGACGCAACAACGATAGGAAAACTGCAACACTATCCACGCCAGATGGAAAGAAACCATTAATAGCAAATACTTTTGGTCTTCCATCTGGCAAATCTTTTTCTTGTCCAGGTGCGACATCAGTCTGCGAGAAGATATGTTACGCAGGTAAGTTAGAAAAGATATTTAAAGGTACTAGAGAATTGTTGCTTGCCAATTGGGATGCTGTACAAAATAAATCTGTAAACGAATTACAACAAATGATTCAGTTTATGATTGATGATTTCAAATGGGAATGCGATAAGTACAATGCACCTAAACTATTTCGTATACATTGGGATGGTGATTTCTTTTCTAAAGATTACACACGTGCATGGCGACGAGTTATTAAACATAACAAGGACGTACAGTTCTGGGTGTACACAAGGGTACCGCCTGCGATAGAGATGTTAACTGGGATTCCTAATCTTAGTTTGTATTTCTCTGCTGATGCTGACAACAAGGATGAGGCTAGGCGTTTACGCCAAGAGCATGGTGTTAAATTAGCATGGCTATCTGACACGTTTGAGGAGGCATCGTCGCAGGTCAGAGCCTTGACAGGTAAACCTGGTGCTAAATGTCCTGAGCAAACACGCCAAATTCCGTTGATATCTATTGACGGTGGTGCGTGCTACACTTGTGGACTATGTATAGAAAACAAAACGGATATCCGTTTCTCAATAAGCAAGAAGTAAATGACACGCAAGCGGGGTCTTCCTCCTTTCTCTCCGCTTGCACCACCAAATGGTGAACATAGGGGACGAACAAGTCCCTGAACATGTTAGTTATTCCAGCCTCATGGATTGGTTAAGTTGTGGTTGGATGTACTACTTATCAAGAGTTAAACAAGTAAAAGAAATCCCAGCATGGTGGTTGTATGGTGGCACTGCTGTCCATAGAGCCACAGAAATGTGGGACTTAAATAAGTGGAAGGACAATAATAAATGAATGAAGTAGAAAGTTATTGGCGTTCTGCTTGGGATGATACTGAGATTGAATTTCGTAAAAGACTTGGAGACGATGGGTTTGCCCAACCATTCAGGTCGGCAAACCCACGTAAACCAGAGGATAAATCTTGGTGGTATTCAAATGGTATCGAGATGTTTAAGAACTGGATTGAGTGGAGAGAGCGTGAGCAATGGGCTATATGGACATTGCCAAGTGGCGAACCAGCAATTGAATTAAGTATGAACATAGAACTAGATGGTGTCAAAATTAAGATGGCATTAGATAGAGTTATGGTGACACCAACAGGTGAGTTAATTGTAGTTGATGTGAAGACTGGTGCAAGGACACCAACCAGTACTTTACAATTAGGATTCTATGCAGTAGGCATAGAAGTATTACACGGAGTAAGACCTCAACTGGGTGCTTATTGGATGGCACGCAAGAAAGATGTTACTCCACCAGTTAGCCTTGACTTTTACACAGTCGAGAGATTAACTAGATTAGTAGGTGACTTTGACAGAGCAAGGAAAGATAAAATATTTGTTCCGAACTACAGTCATTGTAATCTATGCGGATATAAAAACAGTTGCGAATGGTACGAGAAAAAGGAAGGACTAGGATAATGTCCGAAGCAAAGATACAGGTAAGTTTCAAACTACCTAATGGAACTATCCCATTATTTCGTGGTGATACTCCAGAAGAAGTTGAAACATTAATACAAGCAGCAGTTGTTTCTGAAACTTTCATAGGAAGTTTAGAAGCATTTGCTGAAGCAGCAGGTATTGGTCGCGCACCAAGTGCACCACAACCTGTGTTTCAAAATCAACAAGCAGTAGCAAACGTTGCTGCAGCATTAGGTGGGACAGTTATAAGTGAGACCACAACAGGTAGTGGTCCGTTTAGAACTTGTCTTCATGGTCGTATGACTGCTATGCAAGGAACATCTAAATTCCAAGCAGGTGAAATCTACAAATCTTATATGTGTCCTGCACCAAAAGGTGCATTGGATAAATGTAAGAGCATTTCAATTAGAAAAGGTACACCAGAATGGGATGCGTTTATACCTGATAAGTTAGCGAAGTAATGAGAACATTACTTCGTGCAATAAACGGTAAAGATGTTGGGGGAGAACCACTCCCTCAGCATTTCCGTTCCTTCCAACAAGCAGATATTATTTTGCGAAGAGCAGAATTAAATCTTATTGCTGGTACCCCAGGTGCAGGTAAATCTAGTATTGCATTGGCGTTAGCAGTACAAACTAAAGTTCCAACTTTATATATATCTGCTGATACTAATGCTCATACTATGGGTATGAGATTGTTATCTATGGCTACAGGTGTTACTCAAAATCATGCAGAGCAAATGATTAAAAGCAATGATTCAAGAGTGGACCAAACTATGAAACAGTTTGAGAACTTACACTGGGGCTTTGATGCAACACCAACATTGAATGACATTGACGAGTTAGTGATGGCGTTTGAAACTAAGTGGGGTCAACCACCTGAACTAATAGTTGTTGACAACTTAATGGATGTTGCAATGGATGGACACGAAGAATTTTCTGGCATGCGTTCAGCAATGAAAGAATTAAAGTACCTTGCCAGAGATACAAATGCCTGCATTCTTGTTTTGCATCACACAAAAGAAGGATTCATAGGCACACCATGTCAACCAAGGTCAGCAGTTCAAGGTATGGTCAATCAGATACCTGCATTGATTCTTACAATTGGGCAAGAGATTATTGGTGACAGTACATATCTGTGTGTTGCACCTGTAAAGAACAGGTACGGCAAGGCTGATGCTTCAGGTGGCTCATTTGTAATGCTGTCATTTGACCCATCAACTATGCAGTTAAAAGATGTACACACAAACGACTAAAGAAAAGCGGAGATAAAGATAATGGCACTACCATTTATAGTAGTAAACGGACGTCTAACAGAAGACGTACAAGTTAAACAAGTCAACAATGATACTGTAATGAACTACAGAATTGCTGCTAATCAAAGAAAGAAAGATGAAGCAACAGGTGAATGGGTTGACGCAAACACCACATACCTAGACGGAAGTATCTGGGGTAAAGCAGCAGAGAATGCTAAGTCATTTAAAAAAGGTGACTCAGTTATTGTTACTGGAGAATTAAAGCAACGCTCATACGAAAACAATGAAGGTCAGAAAAGAACAGTGTATGAGATTGCAACTGACACTATTGGTCTAGCAGTTAAGAGATACTAATGACAACCCCAAGCAAGCGTAAGGGTTCTAAAGCAGAACTAGATGTTGTAAAATATTTACAGTCACAAGGCTGGAAGTATGCTGAACGTCGTCTTGCTGGGGACAGAAACGACAAAGGCGATATCGCTGGAGTTAATGGTGTTTGTTTTGAAATAAAAAACAGAGCCAAGATGGACCTTGCTGGATGGGTAGAAGAAATGTTAATAGAAACTGTGAATGCTAAGGCAGACACAGGTGTAGTAATACATAAACGAAAAGGCAAATCAGATGTTGGACAATGGTACGCCACATTAACATTTGAAATGTACATTAAACTACTCATCCAAGCAGGATACAAATAGATTGAAGTACTCTATTAAAGATGTGTTGCTTTACTACAAAGGTAAAGTACCACGTGATGGTTCTGGTTGGAAGAAAATGAAATGTTGTTTCCACGATGACAGTCACGCATCAGGACAAGTAAACTTTAATGATGAATACTATATGTGCTTTGCTTGTGGTATCAAAGGTGATGCAATAGACTTAATTAAATACAAAGAAGGGTTAGATTATGCCAAGGCTGTCGAGTTCGCAGAAACAATTCTTAATAAGAGCGGCACAGACTTACGCAAAACACGTAGAGAAAGCGTCAAGTTATTTGGCAGAGAGAGGACTGTCCCTAGAGGAAGTAAGTCAGTTCCATCTGGGCGTCGTGGAAGAGACACTACCAGGTCATGAGCAATACAAAGGTAGATTAAGCATTCCATATATGACAAGAAGTGGTGTCGTTGACATACGCTTCAGGTCATTAGATAACTCAGAACCAAAATATCTTGGACTAACAGGTGCTGAAACAACATTGTTTAATGTCAATGCTTTATTCACTGCAGATAAATACTTATGTGTATGTGAAGGTGAGATGGACACAATAACAATGGCTGCTAAAACAGAACATCCAACAATTGGTGCACCAGGTGCAGCCAGTTGGAAGCAACACTACACCAGAATCTTAGAAGACTTTGATGTAGTACTTGTGCTTGCAGATGGTGATGAAGCAGGACTAGAGTTCGGAAAAAGAATACAAAGAACAAGTGCAAATGTACGAATACTACAGATGCCAGACGGAGAGGATGTAAATAGTGTCGTCAGAAAACAAGGACCAGAATTTATTAACAACCATGTTAGAGATGCCTTGGGAAGTTAATAGAAGTATCTATGACCTTATGAGTGTGGATACAGAGATGTATGTGAAACCATCAGTTGATACCGATGAGATTGTTGGTATCAATATGTACAAAGCATTAAAAGATATCTACACAAAGGTCCGTGATGATAAAGAAGAAGGACTACGATGGCTGGATGAACTAGGTAGGATGATTATTATGGGCACACTTGACCCAAGTAATGCTAAAGAGTTTGTTCACGAAAGCATGGTCGAAGAACACATGAGAGACCTTGATACTGAACTAGAAGAATTAGGTAAAGAACTTGGATAACATAGAAGACTTTAAGTTCCAATCAGTCGCCATATACAACGAAGCATGGGAACTATTAGTTAAGAAACAATTAGACTATGGTCCAAAGAACATTGCCAGTGCACCAGGAGGACCACTAAATGGACTCCTGGTACGCATGCATGACAAGATGGCACGACTTAATCATCTTATTTATGAGGTCAAAGACACGCCAAAGAATGAATCAATAGAAGATTCTTTCTTAGACCTGCTAAACTATTCAGCAATTGGTCTTATGGTGCTCCGTGGCAAATGGTCTGGAGCCCCTAATCAAAACGATTAAAAACTGACAATAAGAAATAAGATGAAGCACAATTACATAGAGGATTACGAATCACTTGTCGGCTACTTATCAAACGAATATGCTAAACGATATCGAATGGTTGACCGACAAGATATTAAACAAGAACTATGGTTATGGTTTGCATCCAGAACCAACAAAGTAAAAGACTGGTATGAAAACTATCAACAGAAGGACAGAGACAAGTTAATAGGTAGGTCTCTTAGAAATGCTGCATTAAAATATTGCACAAAAGAAAAAGCCAAATCTGCAGGCTACGAAATTCAAGACAACTTTTATTATGAACCTCAAATCATAGAAGAATTTCTACCATACATTCTTACTGACTCCTACATGTTACCTATAGGTGTTAACGATGTTAACTATAAACCAAATAGGAATGCTGTTTCTGAAAGTAATACTTGGTTAGCAGTCAGAGCAGATATATCAATAGCATATGAAGCATTAGAAGAACGTCATCAAAATGTTTTACGATTAAGATTTACTTCACTCAATGCAACACTAGAAGATGTTGGTACTGAATTACAAATCAGTGCTGATGCTGCACGTAAACGTGTAGACAGAGCAATACTTGCCATGATAAATGAACTCGGTGGCAAAAGACCATACTCAGAAACAGACTATGGCATCTAAAAAGAAAACAAAAGGTGAAGACTATAGAGGAATACCAACCCCTGTATGTCCTAACTGTCAAAGTAATTGGTTTCGTATGACAGTTATGTTTGATGAAATAGGTTACATGCCAAGTGCTTACGCACTTGAGGATGCTGAATGTTTTAGATGTGGTGCTTTAGTAACCCCAGCCACACCACTAGATAGAGAACCATATCCTCCATGCAAAATATGCAAAGAGGAAGAAGGGCTAGTAGATGGATACTGTTGGGATTGCGACCCTGAGTTTTACAATGATGAGGATTCTGAATGATAATTAAATTAGAATCATGGGAGTATGAATACGCTAGCACTATTGGTATTAGAAGATACACAAACAATTGGGGTAAACCTGATGCACCACACTATGACCCAAGAAAAATGGAAGACAATAGAACAGCACAAGTTGCTGCTGCAATAGGTGAAATTGCTGTTGCTAAAGCCATCAACCAGTATTGGTCAGCCAGTATCTGGAAAGGTTCAGACCAAAAGAAATACAAAGACTTACCAGATGTTGGTACAAACATTGAAGTAAGAAGAGTTAGAACACAAGATGGTCCTGCTGTTAGAGAAAAAGATATTAAAAAAGAAGGACTAATAATCTTTGGTGTTGTGCCAATACCTAAAGAGTTTACTGAAGTAGAAATACTTGGATGGATACCAGCACAAGAAGGTTGGGATAAGGGCACACAAATGCAGTACGGTAGAATGATACACAAAGACTTACTATATCCAGTGGAGAAATGGGTTAAGTAACTAAAACAAAAAAGGACCGTGCAGTTGGGGCTGCACGGTCCTTTTCCTATTCCTTATTCAGTTGTGTGTTTGGCTACTTTACCGCAGTGATACCACG